GCTGTGGGTGAAAGAAGCACACATCGTTTATTGTCAATTGAGTGCCTAATTGCAAAATTTTGATAGTCTCTTAATTTATACTTACAAGGAAATGAAGTAAGAAATTTAAAATAATCATCGTTTGATATTTTTTCAATTGGGTCATTTGTTTGGTCAATTAATTCATATTCACGGTCAGATGCAAATCGTTGAATTTCATTCTTTAAACCATAATATATTCTACCACTATCATTATTGAAAAGATATACATACCCATCCCACTTCTTTCTGCGAAACATTGGCATGAATTGATAATTCTTTGGACGAAATCGAAAATACTGATTCAATTCCATCCTGACGCCAGGTTCGCAAGAGAGCCGCAGATATACTTCGTTCTCTTTTTCCATTATGATTTGCACGACTACCCAAGTCCAACTTGAAATTTACTCCAATCAATTGCGTTTTTGATTTGCCAATTTCTATTCTTGATATTATCTAACACTCCCGATAGATAATCAACTTTATCCTCTTGGTCATTTATCAATGCTTCAAATTCTTGCAACTCACTATCTGCTGCAACATAATATTTTTCCAATTCTGATTTAGATATACGAATATCATGTTCTGGTTTTTTTCCATCTTTAGCAATTACGGCCTCCCATCTCTTTTGAAATAGAACCTTCCATTTTCTTTTAAATTCACGAAGCGTTCTTTTTTCCTTCGTGTACATTTCCATGTATTTTGCGTGTAGATTTGGAATTTTTATTGATTCACCATCTAAATTCTGGTTATCAATGGGTGCATCCTCTTCCCATTCTTTCATGATGTTTTCAAGTTTCATAGTATTATTAATTATTCAATAAATTTTTAACCTCATAATTGGTATATCGAAAAGTAGCAGACGCTTGAAAAAATTCCAAATCGGCTGCAGAACTGTCAAATTCAATAGACGATACATTAATGGGGAATGCATCATAAAAATGAAATTCCATTTGTGGATTCATTGCACTCGTTAAAAGAGTAAGAATAATGGTTGATATAGTTCCACCCCTTGCAGTAGGATTTGTTCCTCCCGCTTTTAGCTTACGATATTTCTCATGTCCTTCTGCAAGACCTAATGCAATAATTCTATCATATATTTCTATCCAATTTTTTAGATGTTCATCAACAATAAAACGAACAGATAACTCTTCAAAACTGACTTTTGAACCGGCAACAGGAACAGTTGCATGAGGATTGTATATTTCAATTGCATCGATAGAAACGCCAGGAATACTTGCGCCCTGACAAAACCAAGTGAGGCTCGGTGCATCTTCCATTGTTAGTCTGAAACTGATATTTGAAAGATAATTTAAATTATCGGGTATTTTATTTGTTGCGGCCATAGAATTCCTTATTTGTCTTTCTCTATACTATTTATTCAACAGATTTTCAAACTCTATATAATTCAAATGTTTCCCTACATGAAGAATTTTATTTTCAGCGAATTCTTCTTCTATTCGTTTATGTTGTTTAATCCATTCTTCTGGATCAGAATCAGTATCTTTTAAATTTTCAAATTGAGAAGTCGCTGCATCTAAATTTCCAAGATAATGTGATGTTCCCAAATAGATATTGTCAGCAGTACGGTCAAGATAATAATCAAATCCAATACAATAGATAGTTTCGCCTGGATGATGTAAACAGGCCAATCTTACTGCTGCTGTTCCAGAATTATATGATGTAGAAAAATGATTTTCATCCCACCATTCTATATTTTCTGTTTTTTCTTCTGGATGTACCCAATAAATGATTGTGGTTCCACCATCTCCAAACATAACAAATTCTTCAGTTCTTTCTTTTGTTTCAAGAATTTTCATATTTGATGGAATTGTCATTTTTAACATGTCGTATTGCATTCCTGGCAAACGGTCAAACATTTTAAAATGACAATGATTTTTTACAGAATATCCACTTCTACAAATATCCCATGTCATGGGGCCATCACCACACACCAAATGTGTTGGGGAATAATCACGAAATATAGCATTACACCCATAAGTGATTTCATTGTCTAATTGTTCTAATTTAATGACTGAACGAGATGAACCATTGCCGATTACAACTATCATAATACCTCACAAGAAAATGACTACAAACAAAAAAAGGGAGTAGATTTCTCCACTCCCTTTTAGAAATCCTACAAGTATGTAGGTCAAGGATTACATAAGGTTCGCAAGACGAACTTTTCTGTAGTACTTGTTGGAGTGTGCTCCAAGGTGATTTGCTGTATTGAGCATTGTAGCAGCATATCCAGTAGATACAGCTGCATTCTCTGCGAATGGATTTGCAACAATTCCATATCGTGTCTTGAAAGCAATCTTCGGTTGGAAACTAGCACTATCAACCGCACGAACCATTTGAAGAGGAACGTATGGGCAATAGAAAATTCCAGCGTCCATAGGTGATGCACCTTTATAACCTACACAGTAGTATTCAGCTGCATTTGCATCTGCATATGGGTCAACATAAACTTTATAGCGTCCATTAAGAACACCAGCAAAAGTAGATGCTGCGGTATCTGTATTGAGATCAGTACTCATTGCAGGAGCATAATCCAACATTCCTGCCATCTGAAGTGCAGATGCAACATCGGATGAAGTCATGATGATATTACCTTTTCCTCTACGAGTATCTTTTCCAATCTGATTAGCATCTTTTTCAATCTGCATCATCAGACCTTTGAATTTCTCAACCATCCAACGTCCATTGGAATCTGTATCAAGGTCAAAACGACCAACAGTAGTACAACCAACTTGGGCACCAACTGAAGCGTTGATATAAATTCTACGAACAACTTCACGATTGATTTCACCAAGAATTTCAGCAGACAGAATATTTGCAAGTTCTGCTTCTGCATCAAGACCATGAACTGCACGTAAATCTTGTGCAAGTTCCATTGAATATGACCCTGAAAGGGCACGTGTACCTGCAGCAACCGAAACTTTCTCAATTGAGAAAGACATTTCAGCAGGAGTGTCACCTTCACCGCCGGACATTGAAGAAGCCCTCGATGAAGTGTATTCTGTTCCACCTTCACCAGCACCATCGTTTTGTTGGATTAATAGACCAGGCGTAGCAACTAGGTCACCAGTTGCATGTCCATCTTCTCCACCAATACCATCTATTTCAGATGTCCATTGTTGGGAAGTCCCACCATCGGACAAAAGACGTGCTTTAAGAGCAAAGATTAATCCAGTTGGGCCGGACATAGGTTGTACACCACAAACATCGTATGCTACGAGTTGAGGCATTGCACGCCGAACCATTGAAATCAAAACAGGGTCAGCAAAATCTTGTGCAGCTTGTGTTGAACCACCAGCAACACCACCTTGACCAACAGCGGGTGCATCAACACCCATAATTGTGGTAGGCGCGGCTTCCATCAACATACCACCAGTATTATCTTGAGCATATTGATTTTCAACATTTTCAAGACATATAGCGGTCACTGCTCTGCGATGTGCATCCGTAATCTCAGGAAGATCTGGATGATCTAAGACTGGCGCCCACTTTTTGTTAATATTTTCTGAGAGTTGCATTTTTAAAACTCCTTTAATTGTTTAAAAAAACTTTTGTTAAAATTTACTTACGAGATATAGCTTTACTATATGCTTCCATGATGTTATTCATCTTAACAGGAGTTTCCTCCGAATCTTCTGATGATACATCTTCTTGTTCAACATTTTCATCTTGTTTAACGCCATTAGGGAAATAACTTTCCTTAATAGTTTTTATTTTATTCTCAAAACCATCTACATCTTCTTCGTATGTAACACCTTCTACGAGAGACTTCATCTTTTCTGTTTGTGTATCTGCAAGGTCTTCACAGACTTCATCCAAGATTTTGTCTTTGCGATATTCGTTGAGTTCGTCTTTTGTTTTAACGTTCTCTTCGATTTGAGAATTTAATTTTTCTTCAAGTTCTTCGACTTTATCGTAAAGGCCTTCAACAATATCAACCTTTTCATCTGGAACTTCAATATAATGGTCTGTAAAGAGTTCTTTAAGTCCACCAATGAACTCTTCAGTAATTTCACTTCTCAGTGAACCTTCGAGTGCAAGTTCGTTTTCTTTCATCCACTCTTCAACTACGTAGTTGAGATAACCATCAACTTTATCAGTCAATTCGTCACGGAATGAAATTATCTCTTCTTGAAGATTAGATTGATATTCTTTTTCAAGGTCATCAATCTTTTCTGTTGCAACTTCCATTACTTTCTGATGAACTGCGGCTTCGAATATAGTCGATGCTTTTGTTTTGAATTCTTCAGAAAGTTCTTCACCTTGTACTAATGCATCAATATCTTCTTTGACATTGATTTCAGGCATTGCAATTTTTATTTTCTTTTTCTTTTTACCGACTGCATCCTTTTTTGGATCTGAGTCCTGCGGAGTTGGGCCCCCAAGGTCTTCTGCTTCGGCAACACCCATAAGTTCTTTCCACTTAGCGGAAACTTCTTCTT